ATTTGTATGGCTCAACGATCAGGACCAGCTCCAGCTCCTCGCCAAAACCTTGATTTCTAAATGCGTTGAGAACGGAATCGAATACTCGCCAGAAGGTGCCCTGGATGCAGGATTTGAAGGAGTTAATTGAGCGGCAGTATGTGACGGTGCATCGGTTTTGCCGAAGGCACCAGCAGCTCAATAGGAGCACTGTCTACCAAGTGCTGAGGGGGAATTACCCCGGAAATATTGAGAAACAACGGGAAAGGATAATGGCAGCGTTGAACGGTGAAGACCAAGAGTTAAGGGTCTACGAAGCCTTAAAGGCCGTGAGTTGTGGTCGCTGTAGCGTCACCGGCTCGTGTGACCGCTGCAAGGCGCTGTTTCAGGAGCAAACTAAAGCTGTTTTGCAAGCTATCTAAGCTTATGTGGCAAAATGGAGGGTGTCATGACAGCACATAATTTCAAAGCTTTTGCAGACCTGTGGAGCAAGGGGTTCAGACCCTACACCGGTGAAGTCGATGGTAGCGTGTACGAGAGACTGAAGTGCCCCGACGCCAAGAAGGCGTATTGGGTGTCCCGCTGGCCTATGTTGTACTGCTTTGGGTGTAAGAAGCGCTGTGCCCCCAAGACCCCCCACGGGTTTCAGTTGCAGCTCCGCGACGACTTGAGGCCGAGCTGTGAGCTTGCCCCTCACGAATTGGTGGCTCTTGGTAGGCCGCTGAATATCAAGGAAACGGCTCTTTGCCTCGGCATCAGTGAGCGCCAGCTCTACGATGAATCCTATGTTGCCAAAACGGCTTTGGACAAGCTGAAGAATCCCCCTATCCGTTTTACTGCCGATAGCGTGATAGCAGAAATGACCCACTCTGACCGGTAGCCTCAACCGGTCACTTCATAACCCCCTGTTAGCGGGCGGCCTTCCTCAGGGCCGCCCGCGCCCTTTTTGGTGCCCTGAAATCCTTCGCATATATCGCGCCGGTTTCTGAATGAATAACGGATTGGCGATATCTTTTGGTCTGCATAAGCGTGATGCCCTCCATGCATCGGGCACCGCGCCGGGAAAGAACACCACCGGCGCGGTGCTGCTGGAAGGCCAAACAAAGGAAGGATGATCAAATGAGCGAAATCCCTGTTGTTGAACAGCGTAGATTCAAGCATGGCGATTCTGGCTCTTTTGGCCGTGTGTTGGCCAAGGGGCGCGAATTCACTTCGCTTGAGCTGCCGTGGCGCGAAAACCAGCGGAATAAGTCTTGTATCCCGCCGGGGCGCTACCTCTGTACCTGGACCTACTCCAACCGCTTCAAGCGGGAAATGTACGAAGTCACCGGCGTATCTGGCCGGGTTGGCGTCCGTCTCCACAAGGGAAATTGGGCTGGCGACACCGAAAAGGGTCTGCATTCCGATTCTCATGGCTGCCCGATGTACGGCAAAGACCAAAGTATCTTGATTCCTCCGGGAATGACTGAGCCTCAGGCTGCCATTTCCGCTTCCCGCCTTGCGATGCAGGAGTTTGAAGACCTGATGGGCAAGGAAGACTTCTATCTGGACGTAATCGACGAAACCGGCGGCCAGGCCGGAGGGGAGGCTTAAATGGGACTTGGTAGTTTTTTTACCGGGGCGCTGAAGCTCATCCCCGGTGTCGGAAACGTTGTGAGCGCCGTTGAGGGAATCGCCACTTTGGCGGGAGCCGTTGGCGGTGAATCCGGTAAAAAAATCGAATCCGGCGTCAAGCAGATCACGGAAGGGCTGAAGCAGGCCGACGCCCGTGGAAAGCTGACGCCTGAGCAGGAAGTTGAGATTGTCAGAGCCTCCAATGATTTCAACCTGGCCATGGCCAAGTTGGACCTCAAGGACGTTGAGGGCGGGCGGCGGCTGGCCAAGGCTGAGATTGATTCGGAAGATGAGTATGTGCGCCGCACCCGGCCCATGCTTCTCCGCTGGTACGGCAAGGGGTCTTTCCTGCTCGTGTTCTCGTGCGTCCTGGTAGCCTTCATCTCCGCTTTCTCCTCGGCAGTAACCAAGGACGAAGCTGAGTTCATCATTAGCGTGCTGAAGTGGGCGCTCCCCACGATTTCGGCCACGTTTCTCATGATGTACCGCGCCTACGTCGGCGGGCGAACCAAGGAAAAGCTCACCAAAGAAACAGGTGTTGCCCCGGAATCCCTTTTAGACAAGGCGATGAACTTCGCCGCTCGGAGGTAGCCCGTGGCCGCTGTTCCCCCCGCTGATATCGCCGCATACGGAACGGACATGCTTTTGCTTCTCCTCAAGGTGCTGACCACTTTGGCTTTGCCGGTGGTCGGCTACCTTATCAAAGCATACCTGGGCGTCCGCAAAGAGCTGGGCGACCTCGAAAAACGCTTGGTCAAGGCCGAGAGCTGCCTTGAAAGCGTTCCCAGCGATTCCGCATTGCACACCCTATCTCTGTCAATCCAGGAACTCACCGGCAACCTACGGGTTGTCGGCAAAGAGTTGGATGGCCTGGAAAAAATCGTAAAACGCGTTGAGCTGGTCGTTGGCCGCCACGAAGAATTTCTCATGAAGGGAGGTAGCTAATGGGCTACGATAAAGTAATTTCCGCCCACCGCCGCATCACCATTTTGCGGCTTCTTGCTGAGCAGCAGGACTACAGCCTGAACGACAGCATTATTAAGGATTTGCTCCCTGAATACGGCTTCAGGCCGAGCCGCTCAGTGGTCCGCACTGAGCTTGCATGGCTGGCCGAGCAAGGGCTTGTGACCGTGAAAGACGTGAACGGTTGCCACACCGCCACTCTGACCGAGCGCGGCGGTGAGGTCGCGGACGGTTGCGCCACCGTGCCCGGCGTCAAGCGGCCTTCTCCGGGAGAGCTGTAATGGCAGATAAGCAAGGGCGTGAGTATCCGCCGGAAACCGTATGGAATGCACAGGAACTCTATTGCGTTGCCCGGCTTACCTACGAGCAGCTGGCGGAAGAAACCGGCGTCGGTATCTCCACCCTGAAGCGCTGGGGCAAGACCTACGAATGGTCAGACAAGCGTGAAGAGCTGGCAAAAGCGAACGCGGACCGGGCTATTAACCTGGTCCTCGCTCGTTCCGGCATGGTGGAGTCCCTGAAAAAGACGAAAGACCCTCAGGCGGCCTTTGCTGTGGCGGCCCTGGAGAAGCTGGCCATGGAATCCGCCAAGGTGGAAGAAGCTGCCCGTCTTTCCCGTATGGCCACCGAAATTCCGTCTCTTGAGATCAACAGCAATGAAGACGCTGTTGACGTGCTTGAGGGCATCCTCAGGGCCAAGCTGGCAATCATCTACGCCGACCCCATGAGCGCCGATATGTCCGCATTGAAGGACGTTCAGAAAGGCTTGGTCATGCTTTCCGAGCTTCGGCCCCAAAAGGGCAAGAAGAAGCCCACCGGTGGTATCTCCGCTGACCTTGAGAAGCAAATCAGGGAGATTCTGTAATGAATGGAATCCTCCTGCCGTACCAGAAGCGTTGGAACGACGACCCCGCCACGGTCAAGTTTTGGGAGAAATCCCGCCGTATCGGTGCCAGCTTCGGAGACTCCGCAGACAGTGCCCTGGTTGCATCCCTGGCCAAGAAAGATGGCGGCATGTCCACTTACTACATTTCGTACAACAAGGATATGACCCGGCAATATGTTGCTGACACCGCCCGGTGGGCCAAGGTGTTTAACCTGGTGGCCAGCGAGGTCGAAGAATTCGTGTTGCTCGATGAGGACAAGGAAATCACCGTCTACCAGGTGACCTTCCCCGCCACTGGCTTTGTGGTTCAGGGGCTTTCCTCTAATCCTTCCAACCTCCGCTCTAAGCAGGGCCGCATCCGTATTGACGAAGCGGCCTTTGTGGACAACCTGGCCGAAATCCTGAAAGCGGCTTTGGCCATGGTTATTTGGGGTGGCAACATCGGCGTAATCTCGACCCACGACGGCGACGACAACGAATTTAACCAGTGCATTCAGGACATTCGCGCTGGCAAGCTGGACTATTCAATCCACCGCACCACATTTGACGATGCCCTTGCTGAGGGACTTTACAAGGTTATTTGCAAGGCTAAGGGGATTGAGTGGAGCAAGGAGGCCGAGGCCGAATGGCGCGAGAAGGTTATTGCCGATTACGGCGATGGTGCCGAAGAAGAGCTGTTCTGTGTCCCGTCCAAGTCTGGTGGTGCTTATCTCCTTCGCAACGCCATTGAATCCTGTATGAGCGCCGACATTCCCGTTATGCGTTGGTCGCCTCCGGCCAGCGACTTTGTGGATTGGCACGAGGGTACACGCTTCCGCGAAATGCGGGATTGGTGTGAGGGCGAGTTGAAGCCCTTGCTTGACAATCTGACCTTGCCTGACCGCCCCAGCTGGGGAGGCGAGGACTTTGGCCGTGACGTTGACTTGACGTGTATCTGGCCCCTTCAGGAAGCCGCTGACCTGACCATGCACACGCCGTTCATAACTGAGTTGCGTGATTGTCCTTTCCAGCAACAAGAACAAGTCCTGTTCTACATTTTTGACCGTTTACCCCTCTTCTCCGGGGCTGCCCTGGATAAAGGCGGCAACGGTTCCTTCTTGGCTGAGCGTGCCCGCCAGCAATACGGCCCTGACATTATCGACCAGGTGAGCTTCAGTAGCAATTGGTGTCTTGAAAATTGGCCCGCCACAAAGGCCCACATTCAGGACCGTACCGCAACTCTGCCCCTTGACGCCGAAGTGCTCGACGACTTCCGCGCCGTCAAAGTCGTCAAGGGTGTTCCCAAAATCCCGGAAAAGCGTTCCACCGGCAAGGATGGCGGCAAGCGCCACGGCGATTCGGCTGTATCGTTTGCTCTTGCTGTCTACGCATCTCGGCGGTTTGAGGCCAACGCTGGCGGTAATCTTGACAACATTGTGACCAGCGGCCCCGGCGGCGCGTCACGCATCCTGAGAGGTTTCTAATGGCCGGTATATATGGCCCCAATGGGGAATGGATTGAGTTCTCGGACTCCCCGTCCAAGGATGAAATGGTGGCTGAATTTGCTACCAGGCTGAGTGCTGGTGCCGACATTTCCGGCTTCCTGGGTTGGCTTCCCGACCCCGACCCGATTTTGAGGAAGCGCGGCGATAGCGCCAAGGTGCTTGAGGAGCTAACCGCCGATGAACAGGTGTGCATGGCCATGCAGAGCCGCAAGCTTCGCGTCCTCAACAAGGGCGATTATGATTTTTACCCCGGCCTCATCACCGGTCAGGAAGCCTCTGCCGACTCTAAAAAACTTTGTGAGGCGCTGACTAAAGACCTGGAGCGCATCAAGCTTATTGACGTGTTTTCGTCCATCCTGGACGCGCCGTTCTATGGCTTCTCGGTCCTGGAGCTGATGTGGCGGGCCGAGGGCGGAATGCTCCGGCTTGATGGCGTCGAAGCAAAGCCCCAGCACTGGTTTGCCTTCAACGAAGAAAACAAGCTCGTCTTTCGTGGTGAGAATAACTTTGAAGGGAAGCCAGTACCTGAAGGCAAGTTCGTACTTGTTCGTCATTTCCCGACTTACGAGAACCCGTATGGCTTGCGCTTGCTCTCTCGTTGTCTCTGGCCTGTTGCTTTCAAGCGTGGCGGCACTGAGTTCCTGGTCAAATTCCTTGAGCGCTTCGGTATGCCTTGGGTTGTGGCCACGGCTCAGAAAGGGGCCAAGCAACATGAAATGAACGCTATGGCGTCGAATCTCGCTGCAATGGTTCAGGATGCTGTGTTGGTCCTTCCTGCCGGAGCCAACGTAGACCTGGCCAAGTCTGACGGTAAGAGTAGCGAAATTCACGAGAGCTTCCTTCAGCGGCAAGACAAGGCAATCAGCAAGGTTCTGATGGGCCAGACGCTTACCGCCGAGATGGATGGCAAAAACGGCTCCAGGGCGGCAAGCGAAACCCACTACAGTGTGGCCAGTGATATCGAAGCCGCCGATAGTTTCATGTTGACCTCAGCCATGAACGACATTGCCCTGGCCTACAGGGATATCAACGCAGCTCCCACCGTTTTGGCCCCGGTCTTCGGCTTCAACGAACCTGAGGATTTCAACGAGCAAGCTGACCTGGACGGAAAGCTCCACAAGATCGGCGTCCGTTTCAAGAAAAGTCATTTCGTGCGGCGGTACGGTCTCGCTCAGGATGAGTTTGAGTTAGGTGGCCAATCCGGTGAGAAGCCCGGCTCTGATGAAGAGAGCGAAAGTTTTGCTGAAGGCGACGACCACCAGGCCATTGTAGACGAGGCGCTGGAGGCTGTTTTGCCGGAGGCTGTCAAAGCCAGTGAGGAGACAACCAGGTTGATTCTGGAGGCCGTAGACCGAGCGGAATCCTTTGAGGATATGCAGCTGCTTTTGGCTGAACTGCTCGGTGGCGAAGCCTCTCAATCCGACCTGGAAGAACTCATGGCCAACCTTCTCACGAATACCGAGCTTTATGGCCGCTTCGCCGCCAAAGAGGAGCACGCCGATGCCTGATGCAGCTGACCAGGCTCAGGAGTCTGAGGCCGTGTTTTTCAAAGTCTTGATGGCTGAGCGCCAGAACAGCGCTCCCCGTGGGGAATCCGCAGAGACGTGCGCCGAATGCGGGAAAACTATCCCTGAGACCCGTCGCAAGGCTGTGCCTGGCTGTCAGCTGTGTAGGAGTTGCCAGGAGGTAGCAGATGAAGGTTAAGCCCACTGCTTTACCGCCCAAGGAGGCTTTGGCCTACTGGAAAGACAAAGTGGCCATAGACCGCAAGGGTTTTGAGGCTTTGGATAAAACCGCACGGGCCAAGGCGTTTGCTGTGGCCGGATTGTCGAAGGTTGATCAGATTGAGACGGTCCAGGGCGCAATACAGGAGGCGTTGGCCAACGGTGAAACCCTCGCCCAATTCAAGGGCCGCATTGGCAACATTCTGGAGCGCCAGGGCTGGGTTGGCAAGAAAGCCTGGCGCGTTGAAACGATTTTCAGAAACAACGTTCAGGGCGCGTACATGGCCGGGCGCTACAGGCAGATGAAGCAAGCCTCCAGGGCCTTGCCGTATTGGGCATACGTCACGGTTGATGATCGTCGTCGGCGTCCGAGCCACGCGGTTCTTCACGGTCTGATTTATCCCCATGACCACCCCTTTTGGAAACAGTTTTACCCGCTTAACGGCCACGGTTGCCGCTGCACTGTGAGAGCATTCACCAAACGCCAAGTTGCAAAGCGCGGGCTGAAGGTCCGCACCGATATGCCGGGTACGATGGTTTACAAAGACCCTAAGACCGGCATGGAAACCTTCGTGACACCCCTCCCCGACAGGGGGTGGTCTGGCAACGTAGGTGAGGATTGGCTTTCGGGTCTTACTCCATCCGAACTGGACGGCAAGCTGGCCGACATCGAGCTTGGCCCCCTGTGCAAGGGAGGCGGCTCAATGTTTGCCGAGGGCAGCTGTAAACCGCCGCTGGCCAAACTCGACAAGCGACACATTCACAAGATCGGCAAAGAAGACATTCTTCCCAAGGGCTCGAAGCCTGAGGAGTACGTCGGCGCATTCCTGAAGGAATTCGGCTTGGCCAATATCGACGACAGCGCCGTGCATAAGCTGCCCGGCAATATCCCCGTCGTAATCAGCAAGCGCTTTTTCGAGGACCGCCACAAGGGTGGCTGGAAGGTCACGAAAAACGGGCGTGAGCGATATCTCAAGCTTTTGGCCAGCACCATCAAGGAACCATTTGAAATCTGGCATGTCCCGGTTTCTGAGGGCAAGCGCCGCCGCCAGGCGTTGCGGTTGATTCGCCTGTTCCAGGGCGAAGACGGTCAGCTCGGCGGGTTCGTGGTCTTTAACCTGGTGGGCCGTGAATGGGTAGGAACAACGGCATTCAATCCCAAGGATTGGGATTCTGCAAAGATGCTGAAGTATTTGGAGAAACAGAGGAGTGGTGTGCTGCTGTACAGGGAGGAGCTGAAGTAGCTCGGTCTTCTTCAGCTGGCGACACCCTTGTTCTCTACCCCCTACCGAGAGGGGTTCAGGGTACGCCGCCGGTTCCTCCTGCCAGCACTTTAGAAATAGCCATAACCAAGGAGTGAGTCAATGGGCTGGGAAAAAATAGCCAAGGTCGGCACTTTTACCGACTCCAAAGGCCGGAAAGTAACTTTCACCAAGGAGCGCCTCGACAAGATCGTGGCCAAGTACGCGGAGCGCACCGAAGACGCCCCGGTTGTGCTGGGGCATCCCAAGCATGACGCACCGGCCTACGGGTGGGTGAAAAGCCTGAAACGTGAGGGTGAATATTTACTCGCATATCTCGCGCAGGTTCCTGCAAAGCTCAAGGAAGCGTTGGATAATGGGCGCTACAAATACAAGAGCATGAGCCTGGGAGCTGAAGATTTGCTGAGGCACCTGGGAGTGCTCGGAGCCGCCACCCCCGGCATCAAGGGGCTGGGGGCTATCAACCTGGAAGAGAGCGACGACAGCGTGGTCGTCGAATTCGATTTTAACGAGGGTGACCCTGAAGGCGACCCGCCCAAGGACGGCCCCAAACCAAAGGACAAGCCCATGGGAAAGACCCCTGAGCAGCTGCAAGCCGAACTCGACGCCGCCAACAAAAAGGCCGCCAACGAAAAGGCTGCACGCGAAAAGGAAGAGGCTGCCCGCAAGGATGCCGAAGGCAAGCTGGCCGAGCGGGAAAAGGACTTCAACGAAAAACAGGCTGCCGCCGCCAAGGAAGAACGCTCCGCCAAGATCGACAAGCTTGTCGAGAATGGCAAGCTCATGCCCGCCGACAAGGACCGGATTGCAGCGTTTGCCGAACAGCTGGCCGAGGGCGACGGCAAGGTCGAATTCAACGAGGGCGACGGGGAAAAGTCTCTGGAAGCCCACTTCTTCGATTTCCTGGAAGGCGGCGAGTCTCACGGCTTGCTGAACAATTTCGCGGCTCCCTCCGGTGATGGCAGTAGCTCCAGCGGCTACGACTCCGGCAAGGTCGTTTCCAAATTCTAGCCCGGCGCAACTAGCGTCAAATGAGGAGACTCAAATATGGGTGATCATAACGCAAATATGGGCAGCACCACCAGCACCGAAAAGGTGATCATGGTTGGCGACTTCCCGCACATTCAGCTGAGCCACGAGTTGGTCGCAGGTCTGGTCGCAGACCTGGAAGAAGGCCGCATCATGGCTCTCAGCATTGACGGAGTTCTCTATCCCTACGGCGATTCCTATACCCTCGTGGTTGCCACGGGCGACGGTGCGCTCAAGGAGTTTTCCGGCAAACTCGGCCCGGTGGAACCCGGCTCCGTCAACCTTACCGACGGCACCGAAGCCTTTGCCGACAACGGCGACGGCACCTTGACCGGCGATGCCGCCGGTTCCGGCGTGGTCGATTACGCCACCGGCTATTTCAAGATCACGTTCAACGCGGCTCCCGCCGACCTGGGCAACATCTCCGCCACCATCAAAAACCGGATGAAAGGCCCCCTGACCAAACCGGCCATGACCACCGATGCCATGGGCAGCGTGTGCGCCATGGGGCCGGTCAACAATGAGCACCTTCACACCAGCGCCGGTCCTCTGACCGTTGCCGAGGTTGTGGAACTCGGAAACACGGGCGTCTGGCCCATCGGAT